TTGTCTTCGAGAATATTGAGGATTTCGCGTTCTGCACGGGAATCTGATTTCGCAGAGAACCAGCAAAACAGGTTTTTTGCCTCAGTTGCTTTCGCTTTGGCTTTAATAAGATACGCATACGTTAACATTGCGTTCGGGCTCCATAGGATTGTAAGATACCCGGCAGCTGATGATCGCCGCCTAAGGTAGTGGTTATTGGTCAAAACTCGTTCCGGAAAGCTTTGGTCGGCTGACCGGGTACTTAACCCGCCTTGCGCGGGTTTTGTGCTTTATGGGGTAGGGGATTTTCCCTGCGCCAGTTGTGCGACGGGGACCCACTCCAGAGCATTCAGCACGGGCTCAAATGAATCAGGCGTGTGAGTAACGGCGCGAACGACGTCAGCCACGCTGGGGTTTGCTTTGCTAAGGTGGTACCCGCCACCAGCGCCACGCTGGCTGGTGACGATTTCACTGCTGCGCAGCTTCGAGAAAATCTGCTCGAGGTAAGACACAGACAGCTTTGATTCTTTACTGATAGATGCGATGGAAACCGGACTGCCGTTGTAAATCCTGTGGAGGATGGCAACGACCTGAACAGAAGCCACTACACGTTTCATTCCAAACTCCATCACGCATCCTTTGCCGGTTCGCGACCGTATCCCGGGTTATCGTTTAAGGCGTCATTCAGAACCTGCATAGCCTCATTATGTGGAAGAGTCAGAGCAAGTTTGATCGCCGTTCCAAGAGCTTCAGCCGCACATTCAAACTTACGAGCGAGCCTGGCTGTTTCAACAACTTGTTCACCCATCGCTTCCATTTCAAAGTTGTGCTCAGTCCAGACTTCATCCATCACATCACTTTCAACTTCTTCACGTAATGCTTCTTTTACTTCCAGAACAGGCAAAACCCCGATTAATGCCTCGGCTGGTGCGCTGCTGAAGCGCAATGCCAGATCGTTAGCTGACATAAAAACCTCCGGAAAAAAGCCCGCCACGGGACGGGCAAAGAACACTTTTCCAATTTAACCAGAACAGGTCTTCGTCTCCTGTTTGGTTACGATGGTGGTATTACCATCACAATGCCCTGTGCACCGGGCATGAGGCTGGCAACAGCCATTGGTCAAACTCGTTAAGAACGAACTGCAGTCTGTTGGTCGGCAGACGGGTCGCCCTTCTGGGCAAGCGTGTAGCAAATCAGTCGAATGATTACTTCAATGCGATTTAGATGTACGGCCTGACACCGCACTGGTTTACGTGCGAAATCGATCATGGATTTATCCTCTTGCGTTGCCCTTGTCGCCAGGCTGGCGGAACGTTGAACCTGCTGCGTGTTAATACTTGTCATCTCATCCGGTGATTCGTATGCCGCCGGCAGCTACTTCGTGGGCGTCCTGCCTCGATGACGTTTTCGATAGAATGATTAAATCATTGGTTTAATGTTTGTGTCAATCATCAATTGATGTGGAGGCAAACATTTGCTTTATCAGTCGTGAAAAACTAAGGGGAGGGAGGTTCTGACAAAAGGGCGAAAAAAAACCGGCAAACGCCGGTTTCAATGGATGGGAATAAACTCTTAGTTCACATCGTTAGCCTTAAAACGACCACGAAGATATTTCTCAACGTAATCATCAATTTCCTTTAACCGCAGTGCAAAGGTATCGATCATTCGCTCTTGCTCTGCCTCTGGTAGCTGCCTAAATAAGTTAAGCATTTTGCTCTCGTTAGGCTTGAGACCTGAATCTTCTGATACTTTCTCACCTAACAACCAAGTAACGGACACGTTGGCGGCTTCCGCAATAGCTATGGCGGACTTCTTACTGATAACTCCCTTCTTAAACCACCCATTCACAGCTTGAGGCGTAACTCCTGCAATGCGAGCCATATCAGCTTTGCTGATCCCTCTTTGAGTAATTTCTTCTAAGCGGGCTACCAGTTGGTTATTGAGATCGTCAGTGTTTTTCATACACCCATTGTAAATGTTTGGTTTATAGTCACAATAAATTTAAAGTTTGCAATTGATGTAAACCTATGGTTTATTACTCCCAATTTAAAAAGGAGATAGTTATGACAGCCATTGATAACGCAATTCGACTAGCTGGCTCGGCCAATAAATTAGCTTGCACGATTGGTGTAAGCGGAATGGCAGTAAGTCAGTGGAAAGCAAAAGGTACTGTTCCTTCGTCACGGGTACTTCAAGTCTTTAGCGCTACAGGGGTTACCCCCCACGAACTTAGACCCGACTTATACCCAAATCCAACGGATGGATTACCTAAGGAGTGACCATGCAAACCATCTCTTTTAAAAACTATACCCCGACGATGGTGAGAACTCAGAAAACAAAAAATCAGTTTTCTGTTTGTCGCCGGGATTGGATGAAGTGCAAAAAAATCTGGGTTGCCGTTCGTGAATGGGAATCGACATTACCAGGACAGGCACAGGAACGGATCGCTCAGCTGGTGGCTAAAGAGTGGGCCAAAGTAGATGGCCGCGGAATTGCTGTTAATAAACAGAATTTATTCCGATATCTGAAAAACGAGGGCGGTTCGGAAAAGTACACGGCTTACGTTATGCAACTGTCAGGTTCAATTATTGCTGCTATGCCAGTTCAGATTGCCAGAAAGCACGGATTAAGTAATGCGAGCACAGAAGCAGAGCTGGTGGCGAACGCTATCAAAGAATGCAGTGAGGCACACCATGCGAAATTAATTGGCGCGCCATTACAAAAGCTCGAGAAGGAAATTCGTGAGGCGGCAATCGCATTATTCAACATGTTACCTGCTGATGCGGCGGGACCACTACTGGCGAGCATAAGCGCCGTAGCGCCGCAATTGTTTTAATCGAGTTTTGACCAATGACCATTATTACTGCAACTCGCGGGGTGAAGTATGCCTAATCCTTTGGCTAAGGCCATGCCTAAGAGTAAGGCTAGTAACGAGCCTTACCGTAAGGTGAAGATCACCATGTGGGATGATCCTAAATTTCGAGCCTTATCACCACTCCCGCCAAGTGGGCAGAGTCTGTTTATTTACCTGCTTACAGGCCCATTCACGGGGATTATACCCGGGCTGTATAAGGCGGGAAGGGCGGCTATGGCCGAAGAATTAAACTGGGAAGTCGAAGCCTTCGACTTAGCCTTAGGCGAAGCCATAGCGTTAGGTATGGTGGAAGCCGACCTTAAAGCCAGAGTTTTTTGGTTGCCTAACGCGGTGAAACATAACCCTCCAGCATCAGTGAACGTGATCAAATCATGGGCAAGATCGTTTGAATTACTGCCTGAATGTTCACTGAAAGATAAAGCATATGAAGCTCTCAAAGCCGCCTGCTACGGGGTTTCTGACGCTATGGGGACGGCTTTTGATAAGGCTTTCGCTTTGCCTAAGGATAAGGCTAAGTCTTTGGCTAAACCTTTGCCATCAGGTATCCAGAAAGCAGTTAGCAGTAAACAGATCTTAAACCCCTCTCTTAACGCGGGCGCGATGAAAAATCCGAATGGGGATGAACTGCCATCCCCGGTCATGCCCCGATACCTGGACGGTGTTGATGAACCGATCGGGAAATTCAGCATGACAGATAGCTGGCTTCCCTCCAGAGACTTCCGACAGCGCGCTGCATCGTGGGGTATCCCCCTGCCTGAACCAGATTACCTTCTGACTGAACTCGCAGAATTCACCGCGTATTGGGAGTCGGAAGGGAAAGTTTTTACACAAATCCAGTGGGAACAAAAATTTGCCCGACATGTAGCCCGGGTGAGAACGCAGGTAAAACCAGAAACCGGAGGTAACAGTCATGTGGGAGCAGGATCCGAACCAACAGCATCCCGGGCAGTTCAGCAAATTCAGTCAGCACACGCAGAGTGGCGCCGCAGGAATGGACTTGATGGCGACGGAAACAGCCTGGCAACTGTGGCAGGTCATGGGGGAGGTGTATTCGAACCGATGGACCCAGAAGAACGGGGCGGAGCCTTCGCCTATCTGGATAGCCCAGATAGGTTCGATGACTGAACCTCAAATTCGGCTGGTCTGTCAGCAGTGCATGGAGCGCTGTGCGATGGGAAATACATGGCCGCCTGACCTGGCTGAGTTTGTTTCTCTGGTTTCAGTGAGTGGAGCGAATCCATTCGGACTGACATCGGAGCAGGTTATGACGGAATACCGGCGCTGGCGCAATGAGTCATATCGGTATTCAGGAAGCGATAAATATCCATGGCCTCAGCCCGTGCTGTATCACATCTGCATCGAAATGCGCAGAACGGGCGTTGAACGACAAATGACAGAGGGGGAACTGAAACGACTGGCGGAAAAGTTACTTACGAAGTGGTCAAAGCATGTTGGTAACGGACTAAGTGTGCCACCAATTCGACGTCAACTGGCGGCGCCGCACCATCCGGCGGGACCAACGCCAGCGCAAATACTGATGGAAGAATACAAACGCCGCAAGGCGGCAGGTTTAATTAACTAAAACGAGTATTGACCAATGACCATAGAAATCTCTCAGAAAGACCGGGTAGCGATAGTGGTGCGCCATACCCCGAACTGCGTATTACGTGACGTATGTGAAGCACTGGATATTCCATCCGGTACCGCTGGTAAGTTTCTGCGCGCGCTGACTGTCAGTGGCACAGTCCTGCGCACTCACAACGGAACTCAGTATGTTTATAACATCGCTCCGGATGCAGAATTACCTGACGTAAAACTGCCCTTCATGGAAGAGAAAAGCGATCCGGTTGAAACGCAATTAGCGGAGAAAATGGCGAAAGACCTGAAGTCCAGAGGACTCTGGCGGCGTGCGGCAAAGGTATATACCGACATGTTAGACATTGCCCGTAGTTCAGCTGAAGTGTCACGTATAGCGCAGCAACGTAATGAATGTCTGCGTATGGCCCGGAGATGATCAGCATGCCAAGACCAAATACACCAGAAGAGCAGGCGGCACTTATCCGGGTGATCATCGAAGAGGTGAAAATCCGTGGACGCTTAACCGTTAGCGAGGCATCACAGATGTTGTCGCTGCATCGTCAGACTGCTGAGAAGTATTTCCGCGTAGCAGCCGAACGCGGCGAACTCATTCGTTACGGTCGTCTAGGTTTGTTCAGGGACCAAAAGGCTGTAATTGATTTCGATCTCCAACGATTCTCATACGGTTCGAGTAAGCCTCTGATTGAGTTACCAGCAGATTTTCGGGGAAGTGCGGTTATGCGTCGGGTTATAGATATCGTGGGGAGGATGCCAGCATGACAACCGAAAAACTGGCGTTGAATTATGACCCAGCCGATCCCGACAAGATGCGATTACCGGCTGGCATAACATGTGGTAATTGCCACGATATCCATCGTTGTAAAGCAATTTTTGGACACACGGAGTCGAACACATATTGCGATTGGTCACCGTCGCGATTTACTGCTGGCATTGGCGTGAAGGGGGGGTGAGTCAGTGGAAAAATGTAATCGCTGTATTGTCGGCCTGATTGGGTCGCAGCCAGTTCTTTCCAGTGACTGGGCTAATGCGGTCGTAAATTTTGAAATCGTAATTGCTGACTGGAACGAGAAAACCAAACGCTTTGCCGTTCCGCATCCTGGATTCGCCCATAAGTTCAATTACTGCCCGCATTGCGGAAACAAGGTAGAGGACTAACCCATGACAACTAACAACCACCCGGCGCACGGTCCTGTATCACTCGATCGCTTGCACCAGATACGCGAAATACTCAGCAAAGCAGCAGCACAAAGCGACGGCGGTAATCTCGGCTACGCAATGGCTGATGCAGTGAAGGTGATTGATGGGGTTCTGGAGTCGATAGCCCGTGAGCAGGTACGCTGTGAACATGCAGCATGGTCAGATGAAACATTCGGCGATGTCGGTCCAGTTGGTCCGCTGAAGCACCTTTCCAAAGAAGCTATCGAGGCTGCTGCGGAACCAGACGAGATGAGCGAATGGGCTGACATGCAATTCCTGTTATGGGATGCGCAACGTCGTGCCGGTATCAGTGATAAGCAGATTACCCTGGCGATGGTAGAAAAGCTGGCGGTTAACAAAAACCGCCAGTGGCCAGAGCCGAAAGACGGTGAACCGCGACTGCATATCAAAGCGCAGTCAGAATCGGTGCTTCCTGGAATTGAATGCGATATCTGCGGACATGTATCTACTGACCCAGAGGGACGGCACTACTACTGCGAGGATAACAGTAATGATTGATAAATACCGTTTGGAGAATATGCGACGCGAAAGCGGCGAAAAGGGAGAACTCGGGACATGCCGTTTGAAGGTGACATGCATAATGCCCTAGTCGATGCGAAACATCAGGCTATGTATGTCTCAGCCATCTGGAAGCTGCTAATCATCACCCCAGATAACAGCGAGGCATAACATGACTGAGCAACCTGATGATCTCCTCACTCCGGGCGAGGTATGCCAGAAGCTGGGAATTACGCAAAAAACATTATGTAAATGGAATACAGAACACCGACACCGGTCTACATTGGCCCCGTGTAAAGTTCAGCGCTAAGGTTGTTCGCTATGAGCGCCGTAGCATAGAAGCTTTTATCCAGAAATGCCGGAGCCAATATTGATCTAATGTGGGGCTATTGTTTTTTAACAAATGCCCCTCATTTAACTTTTTTGTGTGTTAAGTCCAATTCTGACCCCACACATAAAATCACCAATACCTGCGCCAACACTGTTCCCATCAGCAACATAATCACCTTTGAAAGCTAATTTCCCATCCATATAGAAGAATCTTATCTCCCCATATCCACTATCACAGTCGGCATCTTTAATACTAACTTTGTAGTACTCTACTTTTTTATTTTTTGTTTGATACATGAACAAGGCAGATGAATCACCTTTTACATTTCTAAATGTGCCTTTTTTTGCTGAAAAAATGCCATCATCAGCTGTAGTAACCTCAACCCAGTTACTTGTCGTTTCAGCAAAAGCAACACTTGCAACAAAAAGAGCAGAAAAGCCCAGTAATGCGATTTTCTTAGCCATAAACAATATTCCATTTATTTAGGATTTTTCTTGATTCTATCTGTGTTTTAAATAACGTTCAACTACACACCGCATGCCTTCTTAAATGGGCATGGAGAGCCATTCAACCCCGTAGCTTTAGCAACGCAACTTGCGCGAGAATGTTCCGCTTTTAAGTTGCAGCGAGACAAGACTCATGAGTAACATAAAGTTAACCCGCTACGTCGGTTTTTCACTCTCTATTGTATATGCTATTTTTTATGCAATAAGAGCGATTCGTAGGACTCTTCTGGGGAAGGTATGGATTCAACAATCGACGAAGAAAAACGCATAGAATTTGAAAAATTCATCATTGAAAGGTTTGGTGATGCAGTTAATCTCCGCAGAGCGAAAAATGGCGGTAATGGATATATATCATGGGAGGCGGCTGTAGCATGGATTGTCTGGAGGGAGCGCTCATCCCATCATGAAGCAACGCCTACCTCTGACGGGAACTGAATTAGTATGGTGCTGCCCGGAGCATCCTGTCATTCACTATGTACTCCCGCTTAGCCACGTCATTTTAGATTTGATTTTGGTCCACCATGAGCGAGAAGCGGACCTGGAGAGGCGTTAGTACCGCGAACATGGTCACAGCAAAGCCAGAGCTATTTGGTTGCTCCGAACAGAATATTTTAGTTAGGGCTCGAAACGAGACTGTCGTGAAAACCTTATGTCTCTTCTATCCTGCATCTTCTTCGACATTGTATTTTCGTTGCTCAATATCCCATGGAAGCGCAGGTTGTTTGCGAACTAGTTTTCTTTTGCCGTTTGAGAAAAAATAAGTTCTGAGTTCTAAAAAATGGCGGCGTTTTTTCGTTTGAGGCTCATAAGTGATAAGAAAAAAAATCAAAGGCCTGCTTGCTTCACTCCATATTCTACTTGCTTTTTCAATAACAATATTGATGTTTTCATGCTGACAATATGAGATGAATGTGGAGAAATAGCACTTGTCGTTTTTTTCAAGCAGTTTGTCTAACTCGTTAACGCTATCTCTGTCAGCCTGATTATACTCCCACTCAACATAGGTTAAAATTTGATTGTCTGGATATTGTAGGACCGCATCGGTACGCCCGCCCTGTTCAAAAAATGTTCTTGCGCCCATTAACTTTGCACACTCGCGCATGACCAGGCCAACATGAATGGTCCAGTTGGAACGGTTGATATATTCACCTTTGAACACAGGGAAATCTTGATACCACACACAATTAAACAGACAGATAAAATCGCGCTCTACTCGCTTCAACGCCTCCCCCCATTTTTTCAATAGATGATTTTTAAACTGATAAGCAATATCTCATATCGGCTATTTGTTACTAGACTTTAGGATTTTAATATCTGTGTTCCGATTCATGTGCTTCAGGTTGTTAATTCGGATTGATTTCACCTCTTATCACTTATCCATAGCTGATTTATCTACCATGAAGTGAACAAAGCCCACTCACAGCACTAACCACTCCTTTGCTGATTGAAAAAGATGAATGCAAGTTGGATAACGCTTTGCCTCATGGTCATACAGGTGCTCATTGATGATGCGATACAGAGGGCGAATCTCTCGGGATTGTGCCGGCAGAAAGAAATTGCCGCTTAATATAACACTGCTAATTCAACCCACTACGTCGGGTTTTCTTTTTTTACTACTGACAGGAAATTAACAATTTGTGCTCTTAAATCGTTGATAATTTTTGCGTGTAGGGGTACTGTATAAAAACACAGTATATGCAATGAGGGCCATTATGAAAGTTGAATTAACCATTGATCGCATGAAAGAACTTCCTAAAGGCGCGGTACCAGCACTGGAGAAAGAATTGCTTAAGCGTCTGAATGATCACTATGACAATTGCAGGCTCACAATCCGCCGTGCCGGGTCAGATGGGTTAAGTGTTTTTGGTGGTGACAAGGACGACAAAAAGAAAATTGAATCAATCCTCCAGGATACCTGGGAAAGCGCTGACGACTGGTTTTATTAATTTTTTTGGGTGTTACTTTGATCCCGTTTGCATGGGGGAGTTTAAGTGAAAGAAAAAGTAGAATTGCCCAAAAAAGGCTACGCAGTCATCAGATGTCACGATGGAGTCATCGTTGCCAGACTGCAATCATTTCCAGAATGTGAGCGTGCCCTGATGTACCGGCGCGGCAGCATGGTGTCTTTCATGCCTCTTCAGGATGATGAAATTATTGGCACACCAACGTTGTTTACTCAGATGCTGGAAAGAGCTGGTTATCGCGTTACCCAGAAATCTGTTACACTCCCGTCGTAGGCCTGAACAACCTATACCTGCTGCGCCACAGGAGAAAAGCCCCATGGCGCAAGAACAATTCAAGCAATCACTCATACTGACGTTATCCAACGCCAGCGATTTTCTTTTTGCCTCATTCAGAGGTGCGTTATGAAGAAAAGCTGGTTTCAACATACTCAACTCACCACTGAGCAGGCTGACGAACTGGAAGCCCGCTATCACGCAAAGCAGATTAAGACAGAGCGTAGTCTGGATAATGACTTCATTCACTGGACGATCAGCGCGTTCTTGCCAGAAGTATCTAAGCCTCCGCGTCAGGACAGAACCTGGCAACAACGGATCTGGAGGTGAATGTGAAAGTCTATGATATCACCCCAATGGGCAAGCCCAGAATGACGCGCGCTGACAAATGGAAAAAGCGCCCCGAGGTTCTGCGTTACCGGGCTTTCTGTGATGAAGTTCGTCTGCAGGGTGTTGAGCTGCCGGAAAGCCGTTCGCATGTCACCTTCATTCTTCCGATGCCAGCGAGCTGGAGCAAAAAGAAACGGACTGAGTTCAACGGTAAACCACACCAGGCTAAACCTGATTTCGATAATATGATGAAAGCCCTGATGGATGCCATTTACGAAGATGACGCTCACATCTGGGATTCACGCGTCACTAAGTTATGGGGAGAGAAGGGACAAATAATTATCGGGGAGATTGCAGAATGAGGGCGCTGCTGAAGCCGGTGATTGCGCGTGAGCTTGGAATTGTGCTGCTCAAGCCGGGCAGTGAGCTGATGTCATTATTCAGTTGTGAACGTGTGCTGGTGGAAAGCCAGCCGGCAAGTATGGAACGGCTGCCTGCTGGCCGTGTTCCTGACGTTCGCCAGCCGCTGGCCAGTGACGAGTCCCTGTGGCCGTTCTTCCTGGATGAAAAAGTTATAAAGGCTGCTGGTGGTTTTAGTGGTCTTGATTACTGGCTTCTGCGTTATGGCGGTAGTTGCTGCCAGTGGCCACACAGTGATTACCATTATCACGAGTTAACCACTCTGCGTCATGAACCTGGATCGGTTCTCCTGTGTGGACATTGTGATAACCATTTGCGTGACCACCACAGCGAACAACTTGCAGAGCTGGCGAGACGTAATGTTATTAACTGGATTATCAACAGCATAATGGTAGCGCTGAATCTGGACCCTTCCAGAGAACTGTCGCTGGCGGAGCTTTGCTGGTGGGCTGTTCGTATGGGTGCTACCGACGCAATTCCCGAATCAGCAGCCAGTCGGTCGCTACGTATTCCTTCGAAAGAGCATCATTCAGTCATGCGTGAATGCGATATCGAACCGGGTGTAACCGCCACCAGCATCATTACAGCCAGAGCCAACGCAGTAACCGTGAACATGCCACCAGCGCAAGTTCCAGCGATTAAACCCGTAGTCGGTGTCCTGGTAGATCCCGAGTCCCCGCAAACCTATATGAAACGTCCGAAGAGGATCCGTTGGGCGAACCCCAGATATCTTGCATGGATTAAAACACAGCCCTGCGAATGCTGCGGCAAACCATCCGATGACCCACACCATTTAATTGGCTGGGGGCAGGGAGGGATGGCAACGAAGGCGCATGATATTTTCGCGATCCCCCTGTGTCGGCAGTGCCATACAGAACTACATAACGACCCGGTGAAGTTTGAGCGAAACCATTTACCTCAGCCGGTAATGATAATCAGAGTGCTGGACCGGGCTTATGGGCTCGGTGTTCTGGCGTAAGGAGATGTTTGATGCGTGATATGTATGAAGTGATGGATCGTTGGGGGGCCTGGGCTGCAGCTGACAGTAGCGGTGTGGACTGGCAACCAATTGCGGCTGGGTTTAAAGGATTATTTCCTCATGGTAAGAAATCTCGTCAACAGTGCGATGACGATGAAGGTATTATGATTGATGGATGCGTGGCTCGCTTACGCAAGTATAGGCCTGATGAGCATGAATTAATTATTGCTCACTTTGTGATCGGTGTTTCATTGCGCACTATTGCGAAGAAACGTAAGTGCTCAGATGGAACTATCAGGAAAGATCTACAGGCAGCACTGGGGTTTATAGAGGGAAGTTTTGCAATTGTTATCGAATAGAAAAGCAGGCCACTTGGCCTGCTTACTAGGGTTTACGCATTATGATTGTTTTCTAATAGTCTCTGAAAGAAACTATTTCGATCTGAGGATTTTTCTCTAGATTTTATCTTTTCAGATACAAAAAAATCCTTAATCGTTTTCGGTTGGTTTTTTTGGAAAGATTGTTTCATTTTCATAAGCTACCCTCATGTGTTCCCTTATGACCGAGAGAAGAAGTGATGGTTCAACTCTTGCTCAAAATAGTGTTTCCGTTTAACCCAAATGAATCCATCAGCTTTCGAAATTACTGCTACGTCAATTGGGCCGCCTACTGTCTCCGAGTCTTCTGATACTTTTCGTTTAAAAGCAGTAAGGTTAACGAGAGACTCTGCCATGTAAGCTAAATCTTGCTTAGGAAGAAACTTGATCATGTCGACCACCTTCCGCACGTAGTTTTCATGCATGAAATTCTGTATACGTTTATCACATTCAGCTACAGTGCTGTTAACCAAATCAAGTATAGCAGCTTGCGTCTCTTCTATTTTGTCATTTGGTATCACTTTAGTGATTGTTGAGTCAATACCTCCTAGCAGGTTAGCAATCGACTCTTGATATTCTTTATGAAGTTGTCCAAGTAACCCTTGATTGGCGCCTTGCATAAAGGCACCCACTTCTTCACTTTGGGCAAATGGAGTAACTCCACTTTCGCCACCAGATGAACATTTCCCTTCATTTTTGTATCGACGAACCTTATCATTAAAGTATCCACCTATATCAAATGAAAGTACTTTTGGGTAATAATCGTTCTCACCGTAGCCGGCAAAAACGATCCCAGTGATATTGCCAACATCATTAATTTTACAAATCATGGCAGCAAAAATGCTCGCCAGAACCTTGTAGAAATCTGGGGGAACATCAACTTCCGGGAGGCGTCCTAATTTATCGGCTACGATTCGAACACTAAGTCCATCACAAAATGCACGAGCGTCATCTAGGTCATCGCCAGAAAAACCTTCTAAAAAGTCCGTATCGGATAGATGTTCCAATAACTCCTGACAGTACTCAACGAATTCAGTAAAAAATAGCTGATGATCAAGAGGATTCCAGTAACTAGGCTCTTTTGGGTCTGCAAAAGTATCAAATAACAGATCGAAAACACCATCTGATAAGTATTGATAAAGGTTGTCTTCACGCATTCCTGGAGTGACTATATCATTTGATTTTTCTAAAAAATCAAAAAAATCACTAACATAGCCTTCAAGATTGGGAAAGTGATTATCGCCTAGTTTTTTTCGATAGGCTTTGATCACCAATTCCCAAGGCGCCGAACATAAATCACCAGCACCATATACCATAACACCGACTGGATGGTGTTTGGTGAGAGCAAAGAGTTTTTCAGCACCATTGTAGATTTTATGCTTACCCCCGCCTGATATTGTTACAGCAGAATCCGCAGCTAACGCAACAGCAGATTTATTGAAAACAGCAATTTCAGCAGTCATTTTCTCTTCTTTCTATAGGGTTTTTATAACAATACAAAAATGCTCACGCGTACGCAAAAACTATCGTAATCTGTTAAGAGTAAATTCTACGATACGGACTTAACTCCAGTTTAAGACTTGGTTTTCGGTGTTTTTTTTGCATGCAATGCAGGGAAACATAGCCTAATCGCCAGTATTGATTACATGTTTACTTTAACGGTGATGACCAGACAATACATATGAACATGAAATAATGTATATTTTTATGCATTTTTTATTGTGATGTAGGTTATTTATTCTTGATTCTCGTGTTGCTTTTTCTTTAAAAATAAAGAAAGCGTTCTAAGTCAGCATTGACCATTTTTAACCCGTGGTCATATGGCTAAGTTGGTTAGAGCCTGCGGCTCATAATCGTCCGGTCGCTGGTTCAAGTCCGGCAAGGGACACTAACGTCAACTTGGCTTAGGCCGACTTGTAATCAATAGGTCACAATGTCTAGCAGACCTGCGCTACAATGGCAGCGACGAGAAGCGAACAATTTGAATATAACGAGAACCCCGCCTGTGCGGGGTTTTTGCTTTCCGGCGATACGACAGGGGTATTCGCGAGGTGCATAGCACCAGTACCCCTGTCATATCGCCGATCTGAAATCGTTAACTCGAAAACAAGTTCTCACAATCCTTTTTCGTTTCTAACTCAGAGGAAAAATGATAGGGGGTCACTGCTAAACGTAGACATCAATATTTTTAGTATTATTCCCTGCAACGTTCGAACTTGATTTGTCACTTACCGTAGGTAATGCACCCGATGCCATTTGGTTTTTTTCTGCTTCTTGTTTTTGTAATTGAGCAATTTTTGCGTACATAGACTCGATTTGCCTTTGAATCATCTCCATCTGCTGTTTAAGCAGTTTTGCCTCATCTTCGGAGGTTACTTCATTTATTTTTGAACCCATGGCGCTGAGTTCTTTTGTCAACTCACCAATTTGTTTTTTCAGGTTTTGAATTTGTTGTGAAACAGAGTTGCCAGTACTTGAAGGTGCTTGTTTTACTGTGCTTTGCAGTATGTCCTGACCCAAAGTGCTAACTGTCATGCTCATGGTGGTTCCTCCGGCCTTACATTTATTACCCATTATCGTCATCTTTCGAAATTACTTTATAGCAAAGATTAAGTTGTGGCTTCCTGCACCACAGCATTATTTGTACTGCTCTATACTATCTGCTGAGTATCGCGGAGGAGCTTATGAAAGAAGGGTATTACTGGATTCAGCATGTCGGTGTTGTACAGGTAGCGTACTACACGAATGACACTGTTGATGACTTGGAAACGGGGAAAATAATCACAGGTGTTTGGCATCTGACCAGAGGCGATGACATTTGCCATAACGGTGAAGCAGAGGTGTTAGAAGGTCCTCTCTCTCCACCATTGTAAACAACCGTACTTACTTTGAGGCTGCCGCATGGCGGCCTTTTTTTATTCCCCTCATTCCTGAGAGGACTCACAGCAATTTAGAGGGGGCTAAATGCCCGATCCGATTTCCGGTACTGGGCTGGCTGGTGGTGTCCTGACGGGGGCCAGTGTCTATGAACTGTTAACCGGAACCGATTACGGTGTGGTGTTTGGCGCATTTATCCGGGTAGCCCGTTCACGGGTCATAAGTAACGAAGTGTGATGTATATGTAAGATCGTATGCGCCTGTTAGGACGCAACTGGAAACAGAGCCTTATAGGCGTATCAGAAAAACCTCCGGCTATGCCGGAGGATATTTAAATAATTTCACCAGTCTTATAACCAAATTTCTCAAGTTTTAGCCTGGCTTCTTCTGCAATCTGCCATGATGAATTAACGGCTACCCAGATATTAGAATGTGTTTCGGGCTGATTCAGTGTTAAAGAATCTATGAAAACTTGAATCGGGTTTATAAACCCCTCTCTTTTTGTGCTCTCCAAAACAGAGTTAAGACTGTTGCTGATACTTTTACAGGCTTCTGTTAGTGCTGCAATATCCGCATCAAAACTGGATAAGTACACTCTGAATCGTTCATTTTTCCCATTATTCACGATCTATCCTTTTTCATTGGTTGCTAGAACCAAGTAGTAGATCAGGAATTGAATTGGAGAGCAAGCTACTGTAATTGGCTAGTCTAACCTTGCTCGATGGAAAAATTATCAAACATCATTTTTAGGCTGCCAACTGGCGGCCTTTTTCATTTCAGGCTCACGGGAATCATCCGCTACGTGCTTTGTTGATAAATCCAGCCCGTGAAGCCTGACCCTTTAATCACACACAGCGCCATCCGAAGAATCGGAGGTGAGGCTATGACCAGAATGAGCACCATTTACAGCAGACTTTCATATGGAACAGGAACCACGCTGACCGGCTGCGGTGTATCAGCGAAGGCATATGCCGAAACAGCTAAAACAGCAAAAGAGGTGTCCTGGATGTTGGCCGACAGAATTGCAGGGTTAAGCCTGAGCGACTGGGCAATTATTGTCGGTATCGCATGCACTGTTATTACCTGTGCAGTGAACTGGTATTACAGGAAAAAGGAAAGGGAGGACCGGCTTAATGGTAATGTCACCAAAGCTGAAGAATAAACTGAGCGCAGCGGTCGTTGGTTTGATTCTTGCCGGGGCTTCCGCCCCCGTGATTCTCGATCAGTTTCTGGATGAGAAAGAGGGTAACAGCCTGACAGCATATCGCGACGGTGGCGGAATCTGGACTATTTGCCGTGGTGCCACGATGGTTGATGGTAAGCCAGTAGTTCAGGACATGAGGCTTTCTGCTGAGAAATGTGCCCAGGTAAACGCCATCGAACGCGACAAAGCGCTGGCGTGGGTTGAGCGAAATATCAAAATTCCGCTGAGTGAGCCGCAGAAAGCGGGTATCGCATCTTTTTGCCCTTATAACATCGGTCCCGCAAAATGCTTCCCATCTACGTTTTACAAGCGCATTAACGCTGGTGACCGTAAAGGAGCCTGTGAAGCGATCCGCTGGTGGATTAAAGACGGTGGCCGTGATTGTCGCCTGACTAAAGGCCAGAAAAATGGCTGTTATGGGCAGGTAGAACGGCGAGACCAGGAAAGCGCGCTGACGTGCTGGGGGATAGACCAGTGAACAGAAGTCTCGTTTTTGTTGGGATGGCAGCTATCATCCTCATCTCGGTGCTCTGTGTGCTGCTGGCCCGCAGTAATGCCGCGCTGGCCACGTCAGAGAGCGACAACCGGGTTTTGCGTAGCGACAACGCGCTACAGACGGCGGTGATAACTACTCAGGCCTTCAACTTCAACCGGTTTAACCAGATAGCAGAGAATACCAACCGCCTTAATTCGCTAATAGATGCCGGAACAGAGAAAACCATCATTGAATACCGGGAGATTTTACGACGTGAAAAAACCTGTGATTTGCCTGTTCCTGCTGATGTCGCTGGTGGGCTGCTCGAATACGCGCACCGTTTACGTGCCAATGCAATGCACCCCGATACCGGGGAGGCTGACACAGTCAGTGATAGCGCCGCTGCCGCCAGCTCAATAACGTACTGCCAGGCAGTGCTGTGGATTAACCCGCTACTGGCCACCATTGAGAAGGCAAACAATCAGCTTGCCGGAATACGTGAAATAGAAAATACCAGAGCCTCGCCATAGAAGAGAAAGTTATTCCCATGTGAAGGCTGTCGTTTCTGGGTTGAAAGTTATAGTTGCTTGGCTCCAGTTATTTCCAGCAAGAATTTTCTCTATGCAATGTGTGGCGTAAAGATCATCGGGCGGATAGAAAGGAGTGTATTCGCTTTCTATGGTCAACTTGACGTCATGTATTGAAGCGATTGCGGTACGTCCTTCATTGTCAATGTTGCGGAAACAGGAAATTCTCGCTTCGTAAAACTTGTCCGGCAAACCTTCTAACATGCACCCAGTAGCCCACTGCAGAAGCTGCTCGGTTGAATATTCCTGCGGTACCTCTTGGGTGGTTTTTTGATTGATGAGCCTGTTGAGTGTTTTGAGAAAATTAAACATTTCATCTCCTTATGGTTATATTTGGAAACATATCATTTAACGAACCCAACTCATAGAGCATTCCAGCAGGCATTCACTGAGTGTCTGTGATAATGTCAGGGTAAATCGACGTGAGGTTACCAGTGAAATTCTATTTAATTCGACCATCCGGTGACAATCTGAAGGCCACGAAAGAAGCAATTCTTAGAGGGCTTGCGTTGGCTAAGGAAGAAAATAAAAAGCTGATTCTTGTGGTGAGCACATTTAGCCAAGCGAGGGACTCAAGTTGTTTACGAGGCGCAATTGGGGTCACTGCTTTTGCTGCACTTAATAAAAATCGACGCGTGATGATATGCTCGGTTGATGTTCACTTAATGACGACAAAATCTGCAGCTGAAATCGGATTGGGATTTCAGGGAGTCGTAGTGTTTCTATGGCCGCAAGAAAAGGCCATCAGAGCAATCACATCTAGCATTCCCAAGTTAAAAGCTGTTATTGCACTTGAATGGCAGCCTGAGTCTTTAGAGGACTGGCGACGTGACGTGAATGGCACACTTATTACTCTAGAGTAGCTGTTTGCATCAAATAAACAGAAATATCAGGAGCCTCGCATATGCGGGGCTTTTTTATTCTGGTCGCATGTGCACATCAAAGAAAGTCTTTCAGTAGTGAGCCAGGGTAATCCGCTAACTCCTGGCGGTTTTACAGTGCGACAGACTCACACTTGAAAGAACATAAAATTTAACGGCACTCACCTGAGGCTGATTGCCCGGAAGGGCAGATGTCCGAATTTGCTGGTGTAACGCCCCAGTAAGATCCAGCAGGGCCTGCGCATGCAGAAAGTAGAAGAACTGAAATTAATGCGAAATATTTCACGATACTGTTCCTTAGTTATGAATTAATGATGTTCAAACCGAAATGTAACGGTTTGATTGCGTTTATATCATCAGATAGGGTTGGATGAAAACCATCAGCGAAGAAGGTTCTCCTGGAGGAGGGCTCTGCCACGGGGCGGCGTGCTGCGCGAGATTTGGCGCATTTTTGATTTTTCACTCAACCATTCCAGCATTTGATGCTGATGACGGTAGCTCTATCCCCGAATACACAGGGCTGATCGCCTACTCAGAGTTACTTGAGCACGGTGTGTTGCAACTCGAATACTACAGGCATTACAGCAGGCATTCACTGAGTGCCTGCTGTAATGTTAAACATTAAAATTTGTATTTATTTCTTATCGTTACAATCAGGGATCATTCTCAAAAGAGTGTTATCTTTCTGGACGTAGTGATGAAATAACGCTGCACCTGCATGCGCTGCGATTAAAAAGTATCCGACGTTTGCCAGTGTTTCGTGAATATCTTTAATAAGTGATTTTGTTTCCCCGTCAGGAGTAACGAAAGGTGCAATGTTAAAACTTAAGAAACTCCAGTCCTTCCCACCGTAAGCCATAATTGTAATACCTAATAATGGCAGAGCCAAAAAAGAAATGTACAGCAGGATATGCATTATTTTAGCCGCCATCATCTGCCAGGCTGGTGGGGGTGGAATGATGGCTGGGTCATGATACTTATGTTTAATAATTAATCGTATTATCATTAAAAACCAGACAAACACCCCAACATTATAATGTGTTTCTTTCATGAGAAGGTAGGTGTTGCTGCCTTTGGGAAACCAGCCACGAAGCTCCATAGCTGCATAGGTTATCGCTATTAATATCAGGGTTAGCCAGTGTAAGCGAATCTGAAGTTTTGAGAATTTGACCATTATTCTTGCCTCAAACGGGGTGTTACATCGACCATAAATCATGAAGCTTAACAAATCCTTATTTTGTTGAGAGATTAAGAATTTGTTATTCCAGCGATCTTACTTGAATATTTTGATAATAATTATCATTTTTATTTCTTTCTGGTAATCCGTGATGTTACGGGGCAAGAACTGCGCAGATTCTCGCTATTTATGAGAACTTTTAATCAGCTACTGGTTCATTTTTACTTTCCGCTTATTACACAATTTGTATCCAACAAACAGGACTATGCCGATGCCAGCACGTGCTAAACGCCCATGCCGACACAAAGGGTGTGCGGCAATCACCAATGATGTCAGCGGATATTGTGACCAACACCGACAGCAGCATGCTGGTGACGGCTGGCGGAATTATCAGTCAGGAAAGAGTAGGCAAGAACGTGGATACGGGCGACTCTGGGAAATTAAACGAGCGTGTATCCTTCAGCGTGATAAATACCTGTGTCAGAACCATCGCCGACAGAGGATAGCGAAGAAAGCGGCAAGCGTTGACCACATCATTCCAAAAGCTCATGGCGGTACTGATGACGATTCCAACCTTGAGTCGTTGTGCTGGGAATGCCACAGAGCAAAGACAGCAAGAGAACGTACTCGATGATAATATTCACTGTTGTAATGCATAAGAACAGTTTCTACATTCATGCAGATACCCGGAAGGAATTTTGGGTGTTTTTGAGTAAAACACTGGGATGGGGCAAATTTGAGTTAATTCGCCCCTCTGACGAGTTTAGCCCTACTGGAGGGTTGTTTGAATTAGTCGAAGTGCGTTCGGCAGATTCAGAACCCCCTGAGTCAGTAACTGTAGGGTCAAATGTTTTATGGCGTCTCCCGGAAGCTCTCGGAGTTTTGAAATCAATCCCTTCTTCTGATCTTCAGATATATTTGCGACACGGATTATATCCTCAAGGGCAACAATCGTGTCATTGTGTAACCGAACTATTTGAACCTTAAGGATTGCACTTAAGCCGCCATCATCAAGAAGAAAATCAATTCCTTTCTCTGTAATGTTGCAGTATGGGGCGTTGAAGATAAAATCAACGCCAGCCATGGTTTCGCTGCGTACGAAGGGTGTAGAAACAAGACTATGCATTTCAAGATATAGCATGCACGCCACAAAGTGATCATAGTTATCAAACTTCTCAATGAGGTCTCGCTCCTGTGCCTTGTTTAAAGAGTTAGGAGCACAATCTATAAGAGCGTTGAGGATCTCAAGTTGTAAGGCTCTATCATATTTTCTAGTTTTATCCATTTCTTAGACTCCATCGTTTATTTATTGAGATTAACTGAAGACACTATGCTGAACATCCTGATGGATGACCAGTATCTGCTTTTGCATGCTTTCTTGCTGTCATCTTCAAGGGGGAGGGGGGATCAAATCCCTGACACCTTTCGCTCTTTAGGACTGCCCGCTTCCTCGTATTTTTATACCCGCGAAAAATGAAATTTAACCAGGAGTGTCGCTTATGGCTGGAACGGCGGGGCGTTCCGGGCGTCGCCCCAAGCCAACGGCGCGCAAGGAGCTGGCAGGGAACCCCGGCAAACGAGCCCTGAATAAAGAGGAACCTGTATTCACACCGATTAAAGGTGTGGAACCACCTGACTGGTTTTCTGAGGATGATGGTTTGCCAATGGCGGCCGTCATGTGGGAACTGACCACGAAAGAATTATGTGGACAGGGATTACTGTGTGTTACCGATCTTGCCGTACTTGAGCGCTGGTGTGTTGCATATGAGTTCTGGCGCAGGGCGGTTAAAAATATCGCCAGAGAAGGGCTGACTGTCACTGGTGCTATGGGGGGGAAGATAAAAAACCCTGAGCTAACCGCAAAGAAAGAGCAGGAATCGGAGATGAGCTCTACCGGCTCCATGCTTGGCCTTGATCCCAGCAGTCGACAACGCCTAATCGGCCTTGCCGGACAGAAGAAAACCTCTAACCCATTCCTGAAGATGATCAACTCATGAGCCGGAAATCGTACCCCAACGTAAACGCCGCGAATCAATACGCCCGCAACGTTGTGCGGGGGAAAATTCCGGCGTGCCAGTTTGTCATTCAGGCCTGCCAGCGTCATATCGATGACATGGCGGCTGAAAAGAGTAAGAAATTTCGTTACCGCTTCGATAAAGACATGGCAGAAAAGGCCGCGAAATTTATCCAGTTGTTGCCACATACAAAAGGAGAGTGGGCATTCAAGCGGATGCCGATCACTCTGGAGGCATGGCAACTGTTTATTGTGTGCTGCGCCTTTGGCTGGGTCCAGAAAGGGTCGAAGCTTCGACGATTTCGCGAGGTTTACACGGAGATACCGCGTAAAAATGGGAAATCAGCTATTTCGGCAGGTGTGGCGCTGTACTGTTTTACCTGTGATAACGAGTTTGGCGCTGAAGTATATTCCGGGGCCACAACTGAAAAACAGGCGTGGGAAGTATTCAGACCAGCTCGTCTGATGTGTAAGCGCACCCCGCTGCTGGTGGAAGCGTTCGGGATTGAAGTTAATGCGTCCAACCTGAACCGGCCAGAAGATGGCGCGCGTTTTGAGCCGCTGATTGGTAACCCTGGGGACGGCGCTTCACCGCACTGTGCGATTGTTGACGAGTATCACGAACATCCCACAGATTCGCTCTACACCACTATGCTGACGGGTATGGGGGCGCGGCGACAACCACTAATGTGGGCGATCACGACGGCGGGTTACAACATTGAGGGTCCATGCTACGACAAACGGCGTGAAGTGATTGAGATGCTGAACGGCACAGTACCGAATGAGGAATTGTTCGGCGTGATATACACCGTCGACGAGGGGGATGACTGGACCGATCCTAAAGTGCTGGAAAAAGCTAACCCGAATATGGGCGTGTCGGTCTATCGTGACTTTCTCCTCAGCCAGCAACAGAGAGCTATTAATAACGCCCGTCAGGCTGGTGTATTTAAAACTAAACACCTCAACATCTGGGTTGCAGCCCGTGCCGCTTTCTACAACCTGGTTTCTTGGCAGAACTGTGAGGATAAGACACTTACGCTGGAGCAATTCGAAGGACAGCCATGTGTTCTGTCTTTCGACTTGGCGCGCAAGCTGGATATGAACAGTATGGCGCGGTTGTTCACCAGGGAAATTGACGGCAAGACACATTACTACAGCGTTGCTCCCCGCTTCTGGGTTCCCTACGACGCAGTATTCAGCGTTGAAAAGAACGAAGATCGTCGTACTGCGGAGCGATTTCAGAAATGGGTTGAAATGGGACTGCTTACAGTTACTGATGGCGCTGAAGTTGATTACCGCTACATCCTTGAAGAGGCCAAGGCGGCAAACAAGCTCAACCCAGTCAGTGAGTCACCGATTGACCCGTTCGGCGCGACGGGGCTTTCACATGATCTGGCTGATGAAAGCCTTAATCCGATCACTATTGTTCAGAACTACACCAATATGTCTGATCCGACGAAGGAGCTGGAAGCCGCCATTGAGTCAGGCCGCTTTCATCACGACGGGAACCCGATTATGAGCTGGTGTATCAGCAACGTCGTCGGGAAGTATTTGCCCGGTAATGACGATGTGGTTAAACCCATCAAAGAGCAGAACGAAAACAAAATCGATGGCGCGGTTTCGCTGATTATGGCAATCGGACGGGCAATGTTGAATAGCCGGGCGAGTAATTCATCCGTTTACGACGAGGAAGATGTAGCATGCTAATGACGTTTTTAAGTTTTTTTATCGGCCTCGCCGGAGCCGCGTTACTGTCTGCCGGTGCCTGGCTTATTTCACCTGCAGCCGGGCTTATTACTGGCGGTTCAATCTGCCTGCTGTGGTCATTTTTAATCGCGAAATCAATGTCTGCCAGCGTAATTAAATCAGGGGGTGAATAATGTTCATTCCCCAGATGTTTCGGGGTAAATCTCAGTCTGGTGGTAGTTTCTGGCAGGCGATGCTGGGTGGTGTGAGTTCCAGCCAGAGCAAGGCGGGGATCGTTATCACTTCTGAAACCGCAATGGCGTTATCGGCGGTCCGGGCATGTGTAACGCTTCTGGCAGAATCGGTGGCGCAGCTGCCGTGTGAACTTTACAGGCGAGGCGCTAACGGAGGTCGTGAACGGGCGACTGACCACCCTGTTTATGATCTGATTCATTCCCAGCCCAATAAAAAAGACACCTCGTTTGAATACTTTGAGCAGCAACAGGGCCTGCTCGGGCTGGAGGGGAATTGCTACTCGATCATCGACAGGGACGGGAAAGGATATCCCCGCGAATTAATCCCGGTTAATCCCAAAAAAGTCATCGTCCTGAAAGGGCCTGACGGGATGCCCTATTATGAACTCCCCGAAATTGGCGAAACGTTGCCAATGCGCATGATGCATCATGTGAAGGTTTTCTCGTTGGATGGTTATATCGGTAGCTCTCCAATCCAGACGAACGCAGACGTTCTTGGGCTAAACCTCGCCGTGGAAGAGCATGCTTCTCAGGTCTTTCGCCGTGGTACAACGATGAGCGGCGTTATTGAGCGTCCAAAAGACGCTCCGACGATCAAAAGCCAGGATGCTATCGACCGCCTGCTGGCAAAGTGGACGGACAGATATTCCGGCGTCAGAAACGCCTTCTCTGTTGCATTGCTTCAGGAAGGGATGAGCTACAAGCAGTTATCTCAGGACAATGAGAAAGCGCAGCTGTTGCAGTCCCGTCAGTGGGGCGTGGAGGAAGTGTGCCGGCTCTATAAAATCCCGCCTCATATGGTGCAGATGCTGGCGAAAGCCACGAATAACAACATTGAGCACCAGGGGCTGCAGTTTGTGATGTACACGCTGTTGGCCTGGCTGAAGCGCCATGAAGGCGCATTAATGCGCGATCTGCTTTTACCCAGCGAGCGCGGTGATCTGTACATTGAATTCAATGTTTCTGGCCTGCTGCGCGGGGATCAGAAGTCACGCTATGAATCTTATGCATTAGGCCGCCAGTGGGGCTGGTTATCGGTTAACGACATTCGCCGCATGGAGAACCTTCCTCCCATCGCCGGAGGGGATAAATACCTGACGCCTCTGAATATGGTCGACAGTAAACAAATCTTACCTGGCAATAACGCGCCAACAGCTAAACAACTGGCAGAAATCGAAACTATTCTGGCCAGAGCCTGATTATTCCCCGCGCTGCGGGCTGACCTGGTATATCTCATGACAACAAAATTAATTAATCTGCCGCATCTGGCAGAGATGGTCTTTGGCGTTCCTCATTACGCTACACAACAGACGATGGACGCCGTGAAGGCGGTATTGCTTCCCCGCATTCAGGGAACGGTGACGGATCCGGTCATTACGATGGCACTTAATCCGGATGATTCGCCATCCCCGGAAGAGCTTCAGCCAGCCAGTGATATTGCTGTGATACCTGTTCACGGGATACTGGTCCCCCGGCGCGGGCAAATTACAGCGATGTGTACCGAACTGACAAGCTATGAGCGAATCCGCAGCCAGCTGCATTCGGCATTAAATGACCCATCAATCAGTGAAATCGTTCTGGATATTAATTCCGGTGGCGGTCACGCATCAGGGTGCAAAGAGCTGGCTGATTATATTTATCAGTCGCGAGAAACGAAACCGATCACCGCTATTGTGAACTTTAATGCCTTCTCTGCCGCGTATTTTATCGCGTCGGCCTGCAGCAAGATTGTCGCCAGTCAGACCAGTGGCGTTGGCTCTATCGGGGTGATCATGGAGCACCTGGATACGTCAAAGCTGGAAGAGATCATGGGCGTAAAATTTACTGCACTCTACCGGGGAGATAACAAGAATAATGGCACGTCACATGCCGCGTTGAGTGAATCGGCTCTGACGATGTTCAACAAAATGCTCGACGATATGTACGAGACATTTATTTCCTCTGTTGCTGAGTATCGTGGCCTTAAACAGCAGGCAGTAATCGATACCCAGGCGGGACTTTACTTCGGCGCTGATGCCATTTCTGCTGGTCTTGCTGATGAAGTTTCGGATCCTCAGTCTGCGATTAATGCCATTGCGGCAAAGTACAAACAACCTCAACAAACCACTTCCATAAAGTTGCAGGCAGCCGCGATGGACCTGCAAACCAGAATGTAACCCGGCGCTAACGCGTCATTACCAGAAAGCAGCCAACAGGCTGCTTTTTTTTATGCCAAAAAGAGAGAAAAAACATGGATCATATTGAAGAATTGCGTCGTGAACGTGCGGGTATTAATCAGAAGGTTCAGGTACTGGCGGCAGTAGAAACTGGTGGCGGTACGCTGACAGCGGAGCAGTTAACCGAATTTGCCAGCCTGCAGCAGCAGTTCACGGATATCAGCGCCAAGATTGAGCGTCTGGAAGCGGCTGAACGTGCTGCAGCGCTTGTCGCCAAACCGGTTAAAGCCACACAGCAG